AGCACCTGTAGAAACTGAATCACCACCAGCGGAGTCAGTAACTGATGAACCAGCTGAAACAGCACCTGTAGAAACTGCACCAACACCAGTAGAAACTGAATCACCACCAGCGGAGTCAGTAACTGATGAACCAGCTGAAACGCCACCAGTAGAAACTGAATCACCACCAGCGGAGTCAGTAACTGATGAACCAGCTGAAACACCACCAGTAGAAACTGAATCACCACCAGCGGAGTCAGTAACTGATGAACCAGAACAAATAGAAGAAGCACCAGTAGAGACAGAAGTAACAGATGAACCAGTGGAAACTGAAACTACAACAAGTGATTAATATTTAAAGAATACATATTAATTAAATAGGTATAGAGAGTTAATAAAATTAAAAATGTCAGACACAATTTTTAATATAGAAACAGTTCAAACAAAAGTTGTTAAAGATTTAGTTAAAGCACTAAATCTAATATTAACAGATACTAATTTCGTCTTCTCACCAAATGGTATTAGAATTATGACAACAGACCCATCACAAACAGCAGTAGTTCATTTAAAATTAAATGGATTTGAAAATTACTCTTGTAGTAAGGTTGTTGATAGAGGTATTAGTATTTCTAAATTATATTCTGCAGTTAAAGTAGCAAATAACAAAGATGTTTTTAGAATGTATAATCCACGTAATGATGAAAATAAATTAGTATTGGTTTTTGATAATGATGAAAAAAAACAGAAAACAATTAGAACATTATCTTTATTAGATATGCCAAATAAAGAATTAAATATTCCAGATATTGAGTTTAATACTATTCTAGAGATGCCATCTGCTGATTTACATAAATATTGTCAAGATATGAAAGGTATTTCTGATAGAATTGAAATAAAGAATATTGGTCAACAATTAATTCTCTATTGTGAAGATCCAGATAGTGGTTCATCACAAAAGGTCATTTTAGGTGATTCTAAAGATAGTTCATCATCAGTGAATGGTTCTAATATAACATTTGAGAAGAATAGTAATAATAATATTATTCAAGGGTATTATAATTTAAAATTATTAGAGCTATTTACTAAATGTAGCGATTTATGTAAGACTGTTAAAATCTGTATGAAAAATGACTTTCCAATATTTTTAATATATAAAGTGGGTGATTTAGGTGAATTAAAATTAGGTTTATCTCCACTACATCAATAATTAAAAAATATAATTATTTAAAATCGCACTAATGCGATTTTAAATAATTATATTTTTTAATTATTATATTTTTAATTATTAATTATCTTCTTTTTTTACTATTTTTACTGTGTTTTGATTTGTTTTCTGATTTATATGTGATATTTGGATCTTTTTTAGATAGAAAACCTTTATTTGTAGGTAATACAATAAATTTAGAGAATTCTTCATTAATTTGTTCATCATCTACTGATAAATCAAGTGCTAAGAATTTAGTGTCTCTAGTATTATTAATTCTATGTTTTAAATCTTCTACAAGTTTAATCCTTTTGTCATACTCGCCTTGATAAAAGTCAGTTGACCAACCATAATATGAATTTAAATTACCATCTAATGATTGTTTTAAACTTTCTTCAAGATTATTAACCCTTTCTAAGAAAAAATTTTTAATATTATCAACATATTTAGATAATATTGATTTTTCTACATATGTAGGATTATACTGTACACGATATAATTGCATAAAATATATTGTGTAATAGTTATTGATTTCGTTTATTAATTCACTCATTATTAATATTTATTAAGTTTTAAGATAAAATAAACGACTATATAAGTAATATATTTGTGGTTTTAATAAAGATTTATTGATATAAAGTGTATAACGAGAACGATATATGACTCTATATATTATATCATATTAAAATTAATTTCATAATAAAATTAATTTCATAAATGATAATTTTAATTTTTAGTTAACTAAAAATTAAAATTATCATTTATGAAATTAATGATTACCTTTTAATAGTTTTACTAATAATCCATTATAATTATTTTTTTGACTATAAAATGGAAGTAATGTCTTAATATTATCTCTACAAGCGAAACATGGAAATATTTCTATAAGTATTTTAAATAGTTTTTCTATATTTCTTCTTCCATTTTTATTTTTATTTATTGGTGAATGTATAATATAATATAAAAATTTGTATAATAATTTATGATTTACATTAAGCTGATTATTTGTAATATATAATTCTTTTAATCTTGTTAGTGTATATTTTTTTCTTCCTATTATAATATTAACCAAATTATGTGTTTTTAATACCCATTCAATTAAATCTTCTCTATATTGTATTTTATCTTCTGAAATAGGGTTAAAATTTAATATTTTTTTATAATGGAATTGACATCTCATACATGGTAGTAAATTTGATATAACTTTAAAAAAATCAATATAGTATTTCTTATTTGTTTTAATATTTTCTTTATTATCTATATTTTGTTTATTATATATATTTTCTTTATTATCTATATTTTCTTTATTATCTATAATATCATCTATTGAATATGTAAAACTAATAATATGAAAGAAATACCAACCAAACGGACCCCAGGTCTTAGGTGAAAAATTCTTTTTCATTCCCTATTACTTAACAATCCCACAAACTCCAAACTAATATACAATAATTATAAAATATATTTTATCCCTCTATTATAAGCATATATTTTATATATTATATGTTATAATATAAACATATAAAATATATAATAAGTAAATTAACACTAATATACAAAGTAAATCAATACAAAGTAAATCAATACAAAGTAAATCAATTTATAAGAACTGTGATACTATAAAAAATAATAATCCAGCAACTACTGATTTAGCAATTAAACCAACCATATTTAATGATAATGAATTGTCAATAACAGTTGCAAATCTTGGCACTCTGTTTAAGATAAAACTATCAACAACACCTAAACTTAATAATAAGAATAATCCACTGACTAATAATGATTTTTTAATATCACTAAAAGAAAAATAGTTTAACCATTTTTTATAAAAAGGTAAATCTTCTTGATATTGATCTTCTTCATATTGAGCTGGATCATCATAATAATATTCACCTAGAGCATTGTCTGGTGGGGGTGGTGGTTGTAAACCAAATTGTCTATCTTGATATTTAGCTTGTTCATTATCATAAATATCTTCAGCAGTAGTAGGTAATGATGCTTCTATCTGTTCTGGTGTTTGTTGTTGATTATAATTATTTAAAATATTTTGAATCATTGGGTCAGCAGATGGTGCATTTCCACCACCTCCTTGTGGTGTTTGTGGTAATTGATGAATAGGTGTCTCTTGTGTTGCCATTTCTAAATTATATTATATTTAATTTAATGTAAAAGTTGATATATAATATATATATTTTGTATAACTTATAAATAAACGAATTATATTTATCACAAGATCTCAATATTACAATTTTTCTAAATTAACTGCTGACATTGGTAATTTATTATCTTTATGACATTCACTCTTTTTTGGAAAATACCTATAACATGATCCACTATGTTCATATATTTTTCCTTGAATCTTATCTTTACTTGGTGCTTGTAAAACAATACAAGCACGACCTTTACATACTTTTCTAAATAAACAAGATAATCCAAGTCCCCATAAGATAGATATTAATATTATTCCAGTTTCAGTATTAATTAATTTTATAAATTTATTAGTAGCAGACATATTATATTAATATATTATTTGATTACTACACTCTGTCAGTTCACAACTATATATTAATATAATATATTAAAAATGTTTTAAAACATTTCATTTAATTCTGTTAATTATCTATTTTGCTTTCTTTTAAGTATTTCTTTTTCTTTTTTCTGTATAAGTTCCACTGTTCTATAGTAATGATATGTAGTATATGCTAAAATTAATATATTAATTGTTATTAAAAGAATTAAAGGTATTCTGTATTTTTTAATAATATCAGCTTGTGGATGATACATTTTTAATAATACTAAAACGAATGTTAAAATTGTTAAAGCTGTTCTAATACCAGCAAACATTGTTCTATCAGCAGACATATATGTTCTCATTAATGAGAGATTAGTATCTATATCAAAAATTGGATCTTTATTTATCATTTTGATTTATATTAAAATATGATTTATATTAATATTTGATTTATAAATTAATATTTGATTTATAAATTAATATTTGATTTATATATTAATATTATATATTTTTGTTTAATTTCTAGAATCACTACCACCAAGAATATTATATATATTTTTAAATGGGTGATCACTATTTTTCTTTTCATTATTGTAACTTTGAAATGGTGTTTTCATAATATCTTCTTCATTAGTTGGACAAGAAACTTGTTTTGCTATATATGTATAACATCCGTCTTCACCGTCACGGACAGAATTACTACTATCTTTATAAATTACTTTACCTACATTATCTGGTGTTGGATATTCAATAATAACTTCTGGTGGTGGTGTAGTAATGTATACTAAAAACATACCAATTGCTAGAGAAACTAAGAAATAAAATGGACTAATACTTTTCATTGTAAATAAAACAGTTATCCTATATTTAATATACTTTATATAATTATAATTTTTTACCAGATGTTTTAATTTTTATACGAACACGTTTTCTCTTTTTATCAACTTTATCTACTTTATTAATATCATTTACATTATATACATCATCAACTTTAGAAGATTTATCTACATTATCAGTCTTATCAACTTTATCAACAACACTCTTTTTAAGTGTCTCAATACTATATTTTGCCTCTAAATAGTTTTCTACATTATATTGAAATTCTCTTCTAATATCCTCTAAATCACGTTCTAATTCTTTACGCTTGTTATTTTCAACAATATATTTTGTAGATAATCCAAACCATTCGAATATTTTTTTAATATCATTCACATCAATCTTTAATTGTGATGATATTTGATTTAGTCTCTTTACATCTAATTCTTTACTATCACCTTTTCTTTTACCATCACTATAAATCTCATTTTTATATATCTTTAATAAGTCATCTTTTATACCACTATTAAACTTTTCATAATTAATTGATTCATAAACTTTTTTTCTATTAAAAAATAATTTATATAATTCTCTAGAGAAGTTATATATTTTGTCATTATACTTCATCAATTTCTTTTTATTATCAATATATTGCTTCTCTAAATCATTTATTTGCTGATTTATATTATCATAATCTTTCTTTAATTTATTAAAAGTATCTTCATCATCCATACGAATACTATTATTTATACTAAATAATATACCAGTTTTCTGACGCTTTAATTCAGCTAATTTCTCATCAATATTTAAATACTTATTAACTGAAACTTTTTTACCCCAGAAACATTTTTGACTTTTACATTCAATAACAAAATCATATTCTGATATACTATTCTTTTTGTAATATGTAACACCAGTACATTCTTCACATTTCTGCTCTTTTAAAGAGTTAAAAAATACATTTAGATATTTATAATATTCAGAAGATGTTTTATTACTTTGTTTTGTTTCTGTTTCAGAATTATTATCAATATTTGTTTCAGAATCCATATTTCGTAACTATATAACTATGAAATATATATTTTTCTTTATATTTTTATATTATATGGTTATATAGTAGATGTAATCAACGATCCATTTATTAATTTTATTAAATGGTTGCGATTAATATATTAGGAGATATTAATGATAATATCAATAAAAAACTAGTAATTGATAATATTAAATTAGTATCATCAGTTTATACACTTAAACAAGCAATAAATAATGAATTAGAATTAAGCAGTCTACAAAATAAGAATGAATATTTTTTAAGTTATAATGGAATAAAATTAAATGATAATAAGCCTCTAATAGAATATGGTATAAAAGATAATAGTGATATTGCTCTACATTATAATCTTAATGGTGGTAAAAGTAAATCACTCACATCATTAATAACTGGATTTATATCAGATTATATCTTGTATATTATTTTTATATTTATATTTTTTGTATATCTCTTTTTATTGGCATCTGGATTTATAGCACTTTTAGCAAAATTATATGGATATTCAACATCAATTCTTGTTAAATATATTTTAGGATTAATATATAGTTTTTTTGGAAAAAAAATAGATGATTCAAATAATATTTTAAATGTTGTTAATTTAATACATTACATTTTTAAATATTTATCATTAGCATTACTAATATTTATTTCAACATACTATGTAGTTTATTTATTATATTATACATTTACAAGTAAGAGTGAAAAAAAATCTGTTTTATATTCATGGAGTATAGCTAGAGGTGTTACATTTGTATTTTTATTCTTTTATCTATTGTATCGTATACCAGATATTATTGTAGAAATGACAATACCTTTAGTTGATAGATTGAAAAAACCATATAGTTTTATAAGAACACCATTGATTTTAGGTAAGAAATCATTTGATGATATAAAATATCTACCAATCTATTTTATATTTGGTTTTTATTTTATGTTTCTTAATGAATCATCAAAAGCATATAAGGAACTTAAATTAAATTTAACAAATAAAAATGGTAAATTATATGAATGTCCAAAAGATAATGATATAGAGAGTATGTTAAATAATATGATAAATAATACAACTAATAAAAAAGTTAATAGAAATAATGAAAAAATTAATATAAACAACATAACAAATAAAGTCATTAAAAAACAAAAAGCATTAATTATAAAAAAATATTTTGATCAATTATTGATAATGCTTAATATAGATAAAAATGATCAAATTGATCAAATTTATATTAAAATAAGTGAATATTTATTTTGTAATGCTTTGAAAATATTTTCTATTTTTGATAAAGCTATGATAAGTATTGGTTCTACTGAAACTATACAAGATATAATTATGTCTTCATCAGTATCTGGATTTTTCTCAATTATATCATTGATTATAGCACTAATTGTATATATGTTATTTTATTAGATGAAAAACCCAATTCACTTCACTATTAATTATATAGTGTATTAATATATGTCTGAAAATATTCATAATATTAAAAATAAATATAAAAATAATATAAATATAATTATGAATCAAATCGGCTTTGGAACATTTGTAGCAAATACAATAGGTTCATCATTTTATAATCTATTAAGTTTGCTGTTTATAATACTAATTTCAACAAGTAATTATTTTAAAACATCAAATACATTACCAAATATTGGAATAAATAATAGCAAAAATTCAAAAACTATAAATAATACAATTAATAAAATAAGTAGTCCTAGAAATCAAATATTAATTTATACAATATTATATACATTTTTTATAACATTAATTAATCAACATTTTTTCATAGAGAGTGGTAAAATAAGTGAAGATTGTAGAGAGGCATATTCTGATAATTTATGGACTATTTCATATCCTTATTTAATCTATTTTGGAATAATGTTAGTTTTATCATTTGGTATTAAATTTGCTACTGGTAATAGTACACAAAATGCCATAAATAATATATCAAATAAATGGGTTAAATATTTATTGAATAATCAAGCATTATTTTATTCAGTAATTCTAATATTTTTAATTATTTGGTCGCTATATAATGTTGTGACTCTTTCAGATAATCAAATGCAAACAAGTGACCCAACACGACCATATATCGCAATAATTGGAACAAGTGTATTTTACACAATTGCATTTTATTTTGTAATAATGAAAAATATGAAATATCAATCAATAAATACTACTTGGTATTCATTAGATTCATTATCATCTTTATTCAATTTTAAATCATTCACTGATATATCATTATTAACAATATTGTTTATTTCATTCTTCACATATACTTATACTATTAATATTGGTGGAATTAATTATGATTGCAATTAATAAAAATAATAATTTTATGAAAATCCAAACAATTGGATTTTCATAAAATTATTATTTTTATTAATTATTATTTTTATTAATTAATTTATTGTTTTCTTGGAGCTGGACGACTTCTTCTAGAACTATCGCTACTTCTACCACTTCTTCTATTATTACCACTGCTACTACCACTACTACTGCCACTATTGGATGCCAAATGTTTAAGAAGAGCTTGTTGGACTCTAGTATTTCTATTAATTGCATCAGTTATATCATCTAATTTAGAACATAGATTTTTACCATTATCATCTTCAAAAAATACACTTAACACTTGATATAATGGATTTTCTGTAATATCAACTTCTTCATATTCACTTTCAGTATCAGTATGAGCATACTCATCTTGTAATAACTCTAATTTAGATTCATTTCCTACATTAACATCTTGGTTACTATCTTCATAATCTTGATTATCTTCAACTGATGACATATTTTATTATTTATTATTTATGATTATAATTATAATATATTACTATTAATAAGATATTCTATCTATATAACAATAACTATAATTATATATAGATTGTTTAAACGAATAATACAAATTAAAAATAATATTTTATAAAATAATATTTTATAAAAAGCCACAATGAGCTTTTTATAAAATATTATTTTTAATTTAATATATTTAATCACAAACATTTTTCAACATCTTTTAAGTCATCTAACCACAATATTTTAGGTGATTTTTTAAGTAAAGTTTTATATTCCGCTTTACGCTCTTTATGTTGTGTTCGTAATTCCCTTAATTTAGATTTAGTCAATGATCTAATTGGCATATCAATCAAATATTTATAACTATCTAGATTATGGATCATAATATCATCTTCTTGATCATTATCTTTAGTATCATCAAACTTCATAAACTTATGCTCAATCATAACATCTAAAATCTCTTCATCTGTTTTTTTAAGAATCTTTATTTCATCATTAATGAATCCTTTGATAAATCTAATCTTTTCACGTAAGATATTTTTACGACGTTTGAGTTTATTTAATAAATGATAGTATCTCTTTTTATAATATTGTATTCTTACATTATAAAAGTGTTTCAAGATATCTAATGCTGATTTGTATTTCTTCAATCTATTATTTTCATCAAATAGATACATATTAGATGTTTTTGTGCTTTTACTTTCAACTAATTTAAATGTTGTCATAAACTTCTCTTTATTTTTCATATGTTTATCTAATTTGGCTTTTGTAAATTTAAGAGTTATATTTATCTTTTCTAAATCTTCTTCAGTGCTTTTTGATTTCTTCTTTGATTTCGACTTTTTATTATTTAATCCTAAACCTAAATTATTAGTATATGAGACTAATTCTTTTGTCTTTTTAGATTTCTTCACTTTACCAGTTTTTTTATCAACTGATACATCTTCTTCTGATTGTAATTTTTCCAAATGTTCTTTATAATTCTGTGTCCAAATACCAATTGGTAATTCTGTCACGGTAACAGTTGTATCATCAATACGTTCAAATACACCAATGGTTCTATATTTATTAGTTGATAATTGTTCTATTTCACCATTAAAACCTTTATAATATGGTTTCATTTCTACAAAGTCAGTATATTCGTCTTCATCATCACAATCTAATTTTGAATCATCGCCATCACCATCACCATCACCATCACCATCAGCATCACCATCGCCATCTTTATAACTTTTACTATCATTATAAAGTAATACTCTAAGATTATGAATAATATCAGTTATATTAAATGGTGGTAGATTAGTGCTATAACCAGTTCCAATACCATTTGCACCATTAACTAAAATCATTGGAATAACTGGCATATAATATTTTGGTTCAATTTGTTGACCATCATCAACTAAATGTGTTAATATTTCATCATCTTCTTTATTAAAGATTTTTCTAGTAATTTTAGACATCTGTGTAAATATATATCTAGGAGATGCTGAATCTTTACCACCCATTGCTCTAGTCCCAAATTGACCATTTGGTTGTAGAAGATTAATATTATTAGAGCCAACAAAATCTTGTGCCATACCAATAATAGTACTAAATAAACTAGCTTCACCATGATGATAAGCAGATTGTTCACTAACATAACCACCTAATTGTGCCACTTTAATTTCAGATACTAAATTTCTCTTGAATACACCATACAACACTTTTCGCTGACTAGGTTTTAAACCATCACATATAGATGGAATAGCTCTAATATTATCATAATTGGAGAAATGTATTAAATCATCGTGTATAAATCGCGTATAAGATAAGTTTTTCTCATTCATATCTAAAACTCTAGAATGATCATAATCCATTAACCATTTTTTTCGTAAATCAGTGTATTTTTTACCATTTAATTCACCTTTCTGTTCAAATGCTAAATCAATCTCTTTCTTAAAATCTTTCTTTTCAGTAAAAAAATTAACAATATCATCATCATATCGACTAAAATATTCTCTAGCATCTTTTTTGGTTGAAGTACCTAAACCTTTAAAATATTTAGGTTTATGCCATTTCTTAATAGCATCATCGCCTAATTCATCTTTCCAGTTTTCATAATCATACAAAGTGTAAAATGATTTAACCTGTGAATTTTTAGCATTACCTTTTTGTTTAACTTTTATTATTGGAGTAGCAAGTGTTTGAATAAATCCATCAATCTGTAATAAAGATGGCCAATAATAAGAAAACATATTAATAACCAATCCTTTAATATGAGAACCATCTAAATCTTGATCTGTAAAAATCATAATATGACCATATCTCAATTCAGATGTATCATTATAAACTTTTGGTTTATTAGTGCCAGATTCATACATTTGTAATCCCAAAATCTTTTTAAGATTATTCATTTCTTCATTCTTCATATTTTTAGAAAGAGATGAACCACGTGGGTTAATTAATTTACCCTTCAATGGAAATACACCAAACTTATTAGAACCAACAACAGATAAACCAGCTACTGCTAATGCTTTTGCTGAATCACCCTCTGTTAAAATTAAAGTACATTCTTGTGATTTACTCGTCCCAGCCCAATTAGCATCATCTAATTTTGGAATACCAGATAAACGTGTTTTCTTTTTACCATCTGTTTTACTGACTTTTGATTTCTGTTTATATTGAGATAACATCATTGCTTTTTCAAGAATCTTAGTTTTACAAAGTTTTTTAATAAAATCTTCACTAATATCACATTTAGAACCAAAGTTTTTAACAGCAGTAGTCATTTCTTCTTTTGTTTGACTACTAAATGACGGCATATTAATCTGAGCTTTAACAAATATCCAGAGATTGTCTTTAATATTAGCAGTTTTAAGATTACCATATAATTCAGTATTCTTTTTACCACCTTTGCTCTGTAGATACTTCAACATCTTTTTAGCAATCTGATTAGAAATATAATCAACGTGTTTACCACCTTTATATGTACAAATACCATTTACAAAAGAAACGTGTTCAAATTTATCATCTGGACTAACAGTAGCAACTATCTCCCATCTTGAATTAAATTCAGAATAAACTCTTTTTGTTTCAGTTTTAGAACCCAAATACAAATCAACATACTTTTCAAACATTTTAGTCTGTAATCTTTCACCATTTAGATAAACATTAACATATTTATCAGTGTAAGCAGTCAAATCATAAACTCTTTTCTTCATCAAAGACACGATATCATCATCTAATACGCCACCACTCATGCCAAACTTTTCTAAATCTGGAATAAAACTAACTTTAGTATATGGACGACTACTATATTTTGTAATCTTGGGTTTACCAGCAACACTCATATTATCTTTAAATGTCTGAACATATTTTAATTTACGATTACCATCAACAGTTTCAATAGTGAATTCTTTAGAGAAAATATTAGTTAATTTAGAACCATAACCATTTTTACCACCAGTTAAACGCTCAGTGTTTTCATCATCATCGTAATTTTCAGATGTTAATAATTCACCAAACAATAATTGCGGAACATACATATTATGCTCTTGATGTAATGCTACATCAATACCTTCACCATCATTATAAACAGATATTTTATTCAGTTTTCTATCTATATCAACTTTAATGTTTTTAACTGGTATCAAATCAGTGTCACCTTCTTCTTCAATCATCTGTTTTAATCTAACCCATTGGTCACCAGCATTTACTAATATTTCATCAAATATTTTATATAAACCAGGTACAATTTTAAGAGATTTCTTTACAAATTGACCATTATCATCACATACCCACATAGGCTCATCCATATCAGTAATTTCAATACTACCAATATATGAATCAGGTCTATCAAGAATATGCTCTAATTGTGTCTTCTTTTTGTATCTCTCTTCAATTGTTTTAGTTTTAGATTTTGTATTAGCTTTAGGCATTTTAGATAATTTAATTTATAATTAGAATTACAATAAAAATTATAATAGTAATAAGATGGAATATAACAAACGAACTATACAAATATAAATAGATTTACATTTAAATATATAAATCTAAATAAATAATCTATTTATACAAAAATCATTTTTATGTAGGTATTTAAAATACATTAACACCAAGTGCCTCTTTATACTGAGCATATGTATTGTAAAACTCATTATTGAACTCCCATTTCTTACATAATCCAATTTTTATCCAAAAATCATAGTTTTCTGGATTTTCTATGAAATAATTATATATTCCCTCACATATTTTATAAGGCAAATACACAATTGGTAAAGATTTATATTTTTTAATCATTATTTTATCCTTATTTATTCTTATTTATTCTAATTTATCCTATTTTATCCTATTTTATCCTATTTTATAATAGTGTGTCATATGTTTTATAAAAAAATATATTGATAATAATATATCTATTATAGTCAGTTTATTGTTATATTATTTATTTTATAAATACAATTATTATAATCAAGATGAATGAATTAGCAAATGATATTAAAAATAGTCGTGAGATTAAATTAAATTCAGCTAATACATATGCTAAAAATATCACGAAGATATATAAAGAGGTATTTGACGAAGAATATGATAAAGCCAATATTAATAAATTGAAAAAGTTTCAGATAATCAAGAAGTATTTATCAACATTACCAATTTACACACAGAAAAACTTAGTTGTCGCTATTATGGTAACAATTAAATCATATAAGTTTCCGAAATATGTTATTAAAAAATACGAAGATTATTTTTATGAATTAACAACTGAGATAAATAATAATTACAAAACACATAAACAAAGCAAAAAAGATAAAACTAACTGGGTATCAAATGACTATATTGAGAAAGTAGAATCAAAACTAAAACAAAAGATTAAACCAGTTTATCATTATTTAGCTGACACTACAACTAAACCGCTTAAAAATAAAGATATTGATGCGTTTCAGCAATATGTTGTATTCTCATTGTATACTAAAATGCCACCATTACGTAATAATTACGTTAATACAATTGTTATAACTAAATCATCATCTCCAACTAACACAAAGAAGATGTTAAATGATAAAACACATAATTATATTGACCTTAATGATAATAAACTCTATTTATACAATTATAAAACTCATAAAACATATGGTGATAAAATATTACCAATGGAGGATGAAGTAATTGATATTATAACGGATTGGATGAAGATTAATCCATCAAAATATCTCTTAATTAATGTAACAAATAAAACACCAATGAAGTCAAATGGACTAACTAAATATTTAAATAAGATATTTAAACCAAAAAAAGTGTCAACTACATTACTTCGTAAATACTATCTTTCACAAAAATATCCAGTTAATCCAGAATTAGAAGATAGTAAACGAAAAGATGCTAATATGATGGGACATTCTGTTAATACACAACAGAGAATATATCGTAAAATGGTAAATAATCACACAATTGTATAAGATATAATTACAGCAGACAATCGTATAAGATATAAAAATAATTTATATATATTTATGTATATTTATGTATATTTATGTATATTTATGTATATTAAATCTATATTACAGAATGAGTAATTTTAATCATAGTCAGTTTATAAATAATACGAGAAATCTAATAAATCAAACACAATCATTTATCAATAATCATAATGCAAATAATACATACACATCTCCATTTATTCAGCAAAGAAATGATGAAAAAATAAATAGAGCACAATCATCGGCACAAACATCACAAATGAATAAAAATAATATTGATAATACTGAAATGGAGATATTTAAAAAGACAGTGAAGCAATATGTTGAGATAGATAACCAAGTTCGTCAGTTAAAAGAGCAAGATAAAATAATATTAGAAGAGATTAAGAGACGAACAGAGCAATTAAAAGAACAGCGAAAGAAAATAAAAAAAGAGATGAATAAAAGAGAGGAATTAAAAATATCATTAAATAAATCAATAACAACATTTATGGACCGTTATAATGTCCCTAAATTAAATATAAAATCTGGAAGACTAACAATTGGTAAGAAAAAAATTAGAGATAAATTATCTAGAAAACATATTGAAGAAAAGACACGCGAGTATTTCAATAATAGTCAAGATTATAAGGCATATTGTGAATTTATAACGAAAGATTTAAAGAAAGAAGTGCCTATACTTAAGAGAACATTTAAAAAGACAACAATAACTTTTGATTAATTTTAAAAATAATAAAAACAAAAAATCAGTTAACTGATTTTTTGTTTTTATTATTTTTAAAATTAATTAATTACAATTTAATCCATTCATTTAAGAACTCGTTGTAAATGAAGCAAGCATTATCACCTTTATTAGTTAATTCAACAGATGTTCCAGAATTAAAAAATAGTTCATATGTGTCTAGATTTTGTTGATATTTTGCTAGAAATTGTAAATTAAAATTTGGTGGTATATCAACTACAGTAAAAAAACCACCAATATATACATTATCAGATGAATCTAAAGTAACTTCATTCAAAAAATCACTAATATTATCATCACTACTATTGACTGATGTCCAACTTTTATTATCATCATCCCATTTTGCTAGAAATTGTAAATTAGATTTACCGTCAACTTGATTAAAAAAACCACCAATGTATACATTATTATTTGAATCAAAATCAATTGTATAAACAGCAGAATTAACACCATCATCACTACTATTGACTGATGTCCAACTTTTATTATCATCATCCCATTTTGCTAGAAATTGTAAATTAGATTTACCGTCAACATTAGCAAAATCACCACCTATATATACATTACTAAATGAATCAATAGCAATTGTATTAACTCCTCCACCAGTAACACCATCATTTATACCATTAACTGATGTCCAGTTTGTATTTGCATCATCCCATTTTGCTAGAAATTGTAAATTAGAATTACCATTTACTTGAATAAAACCCCCACCAATATACAAATTATTAATTGAATCAAGTGCTAATGATGAAACTTCACCGCCAACAATATCATTTACACCATTGACTGATGTCCAACTTTTATTATCATCATCCCATTTTGCTAATCTTTTTAAATTAGAGTTACCAGCTACTTCTGTAAAAGCACCTCCGATATATATTGTATTTTCATTATTTTTATCAAAACCAATTGTATTTACATATGGATCGGATCCAGCAGTTATACCATCACCAATACCATTAACAGATGTCCAACTAGAACCATCCCATTTTGCTAAAGCATTTAATAAAGTATTACCAGAAACACTTGTAATTTGTCCCCCAATATATACATTATCTTTTGAATCGATTGCAATTTCTTGAATTGCTCTAGATCCATATTGAACAAAATCATTTACACCATTAACCGATGTCCAGCTTTGTGCATTAACATCCCATTTTGCTAAACCATTTAATAAAGTATTACCAGCAACTCCTATAAAATTACCACCAATATATATATTTTCTTTTGAATCAAATGCAATTGCGTTAATATTAGTATTACCAAAAACACCTGTAATACCATCACTGTTCAATTGTATTGATTGCCAACCAGTAACACCACCTGAATTAACTTTTACTACTTTCTTGTAAAATCCTTCTTTAGTTGCGTCATTTAATACACCATTACCATTGGTATTAATCCAAGACAATGTTTTATCATTTGACAAAGTTTCACCGCTTGTATCAATTGTTTCTGAATTATAAACAATATTCTTTACTTTCAAACATTTTTTAACAGTTACATCACATTGAGCAACAACATTTTTCTTTACAACTAAATCACCATTAATTACAACATCACATGGTTTCCCTTTACCTGCTGGTTTTAAAATTATTGATTTAGGTTTTCTATTAGACATATTAATCAAAATTACTTTATTATATTATAAACTTACATAAAAATAAATCATTATGGATTAATATAATTCAATATAATCATATTTTAAAATAAAATGAATAATACTTTGTATAATTTCATAAATAATCATCAGCTCCGTTTAGCAAACATCTTTTACAGTAATCGTCATGCGATTGGTGAAGGTGCTTTATTTATTGATGTAAATACTGCTAAAAATAATGTAGATGTTAAGTTTTTAGAAAAGAAAAACATCCCAGAAGATGTTTTACCATTATTTTCTAAATATATCAAGAATGAACAAGAGAAAAAGGCAACTAAAAAAGATGATGATAAAGAGTATTTAGTAATTGATATGTCTCCAATACCAAATAATATACATCTTCAAATACCAGATTACATTATATATTTTATTGTAAAAAATAATAGTAAAAAGAATAAAGCACCATATAAGTATCAACCACATCATTTATTAGTTGGGACAATTGAATCATTTTCTTATTGTGGTAAGCAAATGAATAAATTCGTTTTTAGATGTGAAGTAAATAAAAAGAACAATAACCAAAACAATAATGAAAACAATAATAAAAATCAAAATAAAAATAATAATCAAAATAATACTAACAATCAAAACCAAAACAATGGTGATTCATCATCTATCACAACAATCAAAAATGCTGGTTGGATGATTGCTGATACTGATGCTGGTACTAATTTCATTGATTATTGTAAATCTCTATTTAATGAATCAATTGACGCGAAAACTAGAAATGAACGTCTCCGAACATTCCGTAGTAGTCCAGAATTCGCAGAGATTATCACTACATATCCACGAACATATGGTGATGCTTGTATTAAAATGGGCTTAATTCACGATGCTTTCATTAATAATTTGTCAAAAATACCAGAAGAGGTAGGTAAACCACTTACTACTCACGAATTTGATTTCGGGGGGCGAACCGAAAGGCAATCATCGCCTCCTCACGCATTCGCCGTTGATACAATTAGATATATGAAAACCGCGTCTCATATTCTCCGACTCTCTCAGACGACTATGTTGGAAACAAAAAATAGTTTGGATAATATTATTGAGATTGGTGCTGGATATGGTGGTCTTTGTCATATGATTTCGAGAGTTGTTGATTATAAAACATATACTATCTTGGAAATACCAGAATTAGCACGTTTATCTGAATATTATTTAAAACAAGTTAAATTACCAGCACATTTAAATGCTACACCGAACTCAAAAGCGAAAATTCGCATTAATCCAGAGAAACACCAAAATGATGTGATATATGATTTATGTATCAGTGAGTATGGGTTATGTGAGTTTGATGATGCTACACTTCAGTTTTATATAAATACAGTTTTAAGAAAGTCACGAAGAGCATATTTGGTTATGAATATTTGGGATGATGCTAAAAAGCGGAAGTTTATGAATAAATTGATGTTATTTTATAAAAGCGTGGAGGAGATTGCTGAATCACCGAGAACTAAATGGAATAATTACATTTATTATTGTACGGATAATGTACTACTAACAGATTAAAATATATTTTTTTATAATCGCCCACGAGTGGCGATTATAAAAAAATATATTTTAATCTGTTAATCTTTTAATTTTATAATTTTATTATAATGATTAGTTATAATTTTATCAATAGATTGACGACAAACACATCATGTGTTTTTGATTTTATAGTATTTGTTACAATGATTACAAATATAAACAATATTTTTTTTTTGTTGATCTTGTGAAGAAATATAATTATTTATTATTTTATTACAACAACTACAAGAAACATCATTATCTGAGATTTTCCTAGCATATGTAGGATTGTAATTGATATCATCGTATAATACAATGAATTTTTTATCATTAGATAGTGGTTTTTTAAAAAAGTTATTTCTTTTTTTTAAAAGATTATCATTTCTCAGATTTTTCATCTGACTCACCAGTTGACGTTGTAATTTTGTAATATGTTGCAGATATTTATCATACATATCATCCTCTTCATCAGTCTCCACATTGTTATATAAAGTTATCAGCATACTTCTTAAATCTGCCAATTCGCGTTTGTATTGTAAGAAATTTTCACTAGTAATACGATTGCAAAATGACTGTAGTGTTTTCTTTCCTAAATTGAGATTTAATTCAGTTAACTTCTCGTCAATTTGCAATAGTAAATCTTGAAAGCTTACTTTTACGTCCATTTTATGCTAATTATATTCGTAATTTTTAATACTTTATAGTTAATAAAAAATCTAATAAATAATTACCATTACATTAAAACTGTCATTTTTTTATAAACTATATACGTAAAACAGATTAAAATATATTTTTTTTATAATCGCCACTCGTGGGCGATTATAAAAAAATATATTTTAATCTGTTAATCTGTTAAAATATTCATTAAAATCGGCATATATATACCAGTTATATAATCAATACAATATTCCAATTCATCTTCTGGCATATCTTCATCCAATAATATAAATTGATTATCATTGCCCGTAAAGTTATACAAAGACATTGCTGTCTGAGGGAAAAATAAGATGTTTTCGTTATATGAAATCTTTAATATACTAATTTCACCCCCAAAAATACTCTTCGGAGACATATATATTTCTAATACCGTATCATCTTCTAGTATAAAAATAATACCTCTTATATCATTATTTGAGTATTTAAGTATATTAATTTTCTCAATTTTAGGGTTTGTTTGAGTTAATACTAGATTTTCTAATACATCATTATATACCAATTCTACAACTTTAAGGATTTTTTCATTTAAATCCTTAAATAAATCATATCTTTTATTATATTTCTTATTAGAATTGCTATCTTTGTGTTCAATATCAGTATACGTATCACTACTCTTGTGATGGACTTTACTATGACATAAACCCATAATATCTACAAATTAAAACACCGCCCAATAATCTATATTATATATTATCTATATACATTAAATATAAAATACATCATTTTTTAATTAAAGTGTTATAATATAATAAATATTTAATAAATATTCAGAAAAAATAAAAAATAAAAAATAAAAATAAAAATAAAACAAAATGAGTTCTGTGTATACTGTTTTATATCTCCATAAAGATGTTTTAAAATCAAATATAATTGGTGTATATTCATCAAAAGATTTAGCAATTGACGTTATTCTTAAGCGTCTTGAGTTAGTTCACGACTATTTCAGTAATAAAATACCCAAAGATCAGAATTTATATATAACAAAAGATGAAGTCAGTGATAGTCTTCGTAAAAATAACGAGATTTGTTGGACTGAGCATTATAAATTAAGTAAATATAAGATTAATGAGGAAGATATTGATAAACCAGGTGATAGTGATGAAGAGGAATGCGAATCTAGTTGGGACGGCGATGAACGCTCAATGTGTGCCCCGTTGTGTATAGTTAATTCTATTTCAGATAACCAATCAAAATCGTCAATTAAATCACCGAGTAGTACTAATAATAAGTGTTGTTATTTTAATTTATAAAAATATTAATTTATAAAAAATATTAATTTAATTTGCTACTAATGGCAAATTAAAATAATATTTTTTATAAATTAAGGAACTTGAATCCATTTATTTAGAATACTGCTCCAAATTAATTTGAGATAAGAATTATTAGATAAACCAGTCAAATCAGCAGTTTCACCACCATTATATGTTATAGTATAACTTGAATTATCTAAAGTATCAAATGATGTCCAACCAGTTGTTTGGTCAGTTGTTGCTAAATATTCTAATGGTTCTGTAAATTGTCCACCAATTGTTACATTGTTGCTTGAATCAATAGCAATTGACCAAACTGTATTATTAACACCATCACCACCACTATTGACAGATGTCCAACTAGAACCATTCCATTTTGCTAGATGTTGCAAATTACTTTTATTATCAACTGATGTAAAATTACCACCAACATATACATTATTAGATGAATCTAATGTAATTGAATAAACAGATTCATTAACATTATCATTACTACCATTAATAGATGTCCAATTACTACCATTCCATTTTGCAATTTTATCTAATTCAATGATGCCACCAACATTAGTAAAATCCCCACCAATATAAATTTCACTACTATTTACAACATTAATTATTCTTAATATACCAAAAATATTATCAATACCTACAGAGGTATCAATCGGGCCCCAAATAGAACCATTCCATTTTGCTAGAAATTGTAAACCACTATTTGGTGGATCATCAACTGATGTAAATTCACCACCAATATAAATTTCATTTGAAGTTATTGCTTTTACTGTTAACACAGAACCACCTAGAATATTATCAAATGCTATAGGATTAGAAAAATTAATTGCACTCCACTCAACTGATGAACCATCCCATTTAGCAATATTATTATAAGAAGCAAAAAAAGGAGGGCCAGTATCCATTGAAAAATCACCACCAATATATATTTCATTTGAATTATCAAATGAAATAGTATATACAGCATTTCCACTTATTTTATCATCTGGAGTACTATTACTTGTATTAATAACACCCCACCCACCATCATATTTTGCTAATTTTTTAAGAACAGTATTTCCAGAAACAGATGTGAAACTACCACCAATATAAACATTATTTGATGAGTCAAATTCAATCGCATAAACAGTATTATTAACATTATCACCACTTGGATCAACAGATGTCCATCCAACACTAGGTCCGCCCCATTTTGCTAAATAATTTAGTCCTTCAACACGACCAGCATTTTTAAATTCACCACCAATATATGGACCATTTCCGCCATTATCATAAGCAATTGCAAATATTTTCCCATCTATGCAATCACCTAAACAGTCACCTCTTTCATCTACCAAATCAACAACATATTTCAATAATCCATTGTCACTATCTTTACCATCAGGTATATTACCTTGTCCGTCTGGTCCATCATATGTAACAAAACTTAATGTTGTATCTAATGAATATGTTTTATTATCTTCACCAACAGTTTTCAGGGTCTAAATAAACTCTAGATGATCCTCCACCATTATTACCGCCATTGGTAATTAAATCACCTTTAACTTTTAAATCACCATTAATAATAGTTGTACAAGGCTTATTTTGACCAGCTGGTTTACACCCTTGGAAATTTAAAATGCCGGTTTTTATTATATATAACTATTTATATATAATAAATGCCTAAACATAAAAGCGAAGACTATAAACTTAGTGCTGTGCAATATTATTTGGAAAATAATGTATCGTATACTAACACTTGTAAGATTTTCAAGTGTTCTGAAAGAAGTTTGAAAAGATGGATTGATAGATATTTATCAGAAAATAGTATAAAACGACACAACAGAATATCATTATCTTATAAAGTTAAGAAAAAACATGTAAAATATGCTATTAAGAAATTAAAAGAAAATGAACAAATAACAATGTATGAATTAGTAAAAATAGTCAAAAAGAAATACAATGATTTTAACATTACTCCAAGACAATTGAGAAATGTAATTAGAGATAATAATATTACACGCAAAAGAACAAGGCATGAACACTTTCCAATTAAAAGATATGGAAAACCAATTAAAAAACAAGAAGAATTAGATAAATTTTATAAAGCAGTTGATGAATATAAATTAAATAAAATAATAAGTCTGGATGAAACATCAATAAAACCAGCAATGTTAAAGGAATATTCTCGTTGTAAAATTGGAAAAAGATGTGTAGTAAAAACCGATGATAGTTATTTCTTTCGTAAATTTACTTTATTAGTTGCTATTAAAAATTCTAAATGTATTGGATGGAAATTGTATGAGAAAGGTGGAATGACGAAAGAAAAACTTGTAGAGTTTCTGGAAGAGTTCGTATTTGATAAATATAAAAATCATCTGATTATATTAGACAATGCAGGTAGTCATAGAAATAATTATGTAAAAGATGCTATTATAAATAGTGATAATAAGTTTTTATATTCCGTCCCATATACTCCTAAGACAAATGTGGTTGAAATGTTCTTCAATCAAATAAAACACTATCTAAAACTTAATAAAAAGGTTCTTAAATTTCATGAACTTAAAAAAGAAGTGAAGAAAACAATAAAAAATGTTAAGAAAGAAAATTATAAAAATTATTTTCTTTATGCGTATAAAAAGGATGCATTAAGGAAAACAAAAAGAGGTGTATCTACATTGGTAAAGAAGCCGAAGTTATATAAAAGTTAGGCTACATATATGTATATATAAACAATGAGGACTAAAAAAGAGATTTATGAAAAGGAACAAGGGGAAATTATTGATAAAATAATTTCAATTGTTGGGATAAATGATGGTAAAAAAATAACATTGTATGAATTGGATAATGATGTGAAAATCCAAAAAGGAATAATGGACTTAATTCCTGATATTAGACGATATTTTTCATTTAACAATTTGAAAGCAGTTGGAGAACCGGAGAGAATAAAAAGACCATGGTTGTCAATAATAAAACAATTAACAAAGACAAGATATAAATTATACAGGAAAGACCATCGAATTTATAAAGAAGATGGGTGTATTATCAGGACAATTATATATACATTTCAATGTGTGGATATATAAAAGAATCTCATATTATATATACATAAACAAAAATGAAAAAATTTGAATCATAATATATAAATACTTAGTTATATTATCAATATAAAGTTAATAGTAATAAAGATGCCGGTACGAAAAATAAATAAAGAAAATAATAAATCTAAAAAATTATGTTGTAACAATAAATGTAATAAAAAAGCTTGTTTGACATTATCTATGGATAAAAATAGTACAAAGTATTGTATTAAATGTGCAGGTATTCATGATATCGCGTGGTATACCTCGTATCAACTTAGATATAAATGTTTAAATCAAGAATGTAATAAAAAAAAATGTAGGTCAAAATGTGGTGATCTTTCAACAAAATATTGTGTTGAATGTTCTAAAACTTATAATAAAGAATGGTATAATTTATATTCTTGTAAAACAAAAACATGTTTTGCACAAAGGTGTAATTCAGTTTATAATGAAATACATACAGAATATTGCAAAAATTGTTCAAAAATATATAATAAAAAATGGTATGATGAATACAGAGGAAATACAAAATGTGCTATCGCGACATGCAAATCACGCAGATATACAGATAAATATGATGGTTTATCAACAAAATTTTGTTTAAATTGTTCAAAAATTCATAATAAAAAATGGTATAATGCATATAAAAAATATTATGAATGTAAGTCAAAAAATTGTATGTCATTGAAAAATACGTGTAAATATGGAAAAATATATACAGATTATTGTTTAAAATGTTCAAAAAAATATAATGAGGAATGGTATGATTTATATCGTTTAAATTATCAGTGTCTAAATGATAATTGCATAAAATTACAATGTGAATCTATATATAATGGGATATCAACAAAATTTTGTAAGAATTGTGCTTCTGTTTATGATAAAAAATGGTATGATTTACATTATTTAAATAATAAGTGTTTAAATATAAGTTGTACGAAATTATTATGTGATTCTAGATATAATAATTTATCAACAAAATACTGCAAAACTTGTTCAAAAATTCATAATAAAAAATGGCATGAGGCATATATGAATTACAATAAATGTAAAACACATGAATGTAATATGTTATATTGTTGTAGTGTTTATAATAATTTATCAACAGAATATTGTATTTATTGTTCTAAAACTTGTAATAAAGAATGGTTTGAATTATATATGCTAAATAAAAAATGTAAAACAATTAAATGCGAATCACAGTATTATACAGATATATATAATGGATTATCAACAAAATTCTGTATTGAATGTTCTAAAACTCATGATAAAAAATATTATGATTTATATCGTTTAAATAATAAATGTAAGATTAATAGTTGTACATCATCGCGTTCAACCAATATATATGATGGTAAATGTACTGAATATTGTGTGACTTGTTCTAAAACTTATGATAAAGAATGGTATAATTTATATCGTTTAAATAATAAATGTAAGATTAATAGTTGTACATCATCGCGTTCAACCAATATATATGATGGTAAAAGTACTGAATATTGTGTGACTTGTTCTAAAACTCATGATAAAAAATATTATGATTTATATCGTTTAAATAATAAATGTAAGATTAATAATTGTACAACATCACGTTCTACTAATACATTTGATGGTAAATGTACCGAATATTGTGTTTCTTGTTCTAAAACTTATGATAAAGAATGGTATGATTTATATCGTTTAAATAATGAATGTAAGATTAATAATTGTACAACATCACGTTCAACTAATACATATAATGGTAAATATACTGAATATTGTGTTTCTTGTTCTAAAACTTATGATAAAGAATGGTATGATTTATATCGTTTAAATAATGAATGTAAGATTAATAATTGTACATCACAACGAACACGTTCTAAATATAATGGATTATCAACTGAATATTGCATTAAATGTTCTTCAATACATAATCAAGAATGGTATCAACAATACTATAATATTGTGTATAAAATATATGTATGTGATATATGCAATGAAAATGTTATATCAAAAGATGGGTTAAAATCTCATAAAATGCGAATTCATGATATTGGTAAATATAAATGCAATTTCTGCTTAAAAAATAGAAATTCTCTAAATATATTTAAAGATAATCAAGGTTCTCACAAAATTTGCAGAGATTGTTACAATAAAGCAACTGGTAAATCATCTAGAATTGAACATAAATGGAGTGATTATCTTGACAAACATATTGGTAAAGAATTTCTTCTCAGTTCGGACAAATCTTTACGAAGTAGTGGTGGTTGTCAATTATATAGACCCGATAAATTATATACAGGTATTGATCGTATTGAAATATTAGAATGTGATGAAAATCAACATAAATGGAATAATGGCGATTACACATGTGATGAAAAACGTATTAGTGATATATATGAAGAAAAAGGTATTTGTGGAAAAAAATTATCAGTTATTCGCTGGAATCCTCATACATATAAAGTGCCCGATGGATATATTAAAGCTAAAATAAAAGAACGATTAGAAACAATTGTTAAATTAATAAATTATTTAAGAGAAAATCCCACTGAAGATAAGATTCATATTTACTATATGTATTATGATGAAGATAGTCCCAGGATTTCTCATAATTACCCAGTAACAATTATATATGATGAAACAGATTTTTTATAAAAAATTCATCTGAATTATATCAATAATAATAAGAAAATTAAAATATATATGAATTAAACATAAAAATAATACAATATTTATATTCTATAATGTAAATATTATATTATGCGTTTAAATACTTAAAATAAAAAAATATATAATTATATACAACAATGGAAAAAGATAAACCACCAGACAATTATTTCAAATGTGTAAAAGTTCCATTAAAGCATATCGTTAAACATTCTGATATTAATATTCCTAAAATTCAGGAAACTGCTATTATGGCAAATAAGATTGTCATTCACACACTGCAGTTTATGAAACTTTATTTATTAAATTACTATAATACACATAATGGTAAATTACCAGTGATAGATAAATCTTTTATAAATACATGTATCAAGGTTCAATGTAATGAAACCAAAGGAGGAAGACCACCAAGTGAAAAAGTCCAAAAATTAAAGGATGAATTGAATACTTTTTATGAAAATGAATATAAACATTTAACACAAAATGAAACTTTAACATACAAACATATGAATACGATTCTTGACTATCTTACTATTGATATTCTAACAATGTATGAAAACAATATTAAATTACATTATGTTGAATATTTAGAAAGATATGTCAATGTTGTTTGGAAGAAGAAATTTTTAATTGAAAAAATAAGAAGCCTAAAAATATCAACAAAAGAAAAAAATAAAAGAGTAAATAGTCTATGTAATCAGTTACGAAAAATTAAAAACGATTTGTTAAACGTTGAAAATATAGAATATAAATCAAAATCTTTTTATCATAACTGGATTAAAGACAATAAAAAGGTGTTATTACCCAATAAAAATAAGTTCAAAAAGGATAGTTTATACTATGATATTCAATGTTCTCCACAAGATTATTTACCATCAATGATTTATATGATGAAAATAATTGAAAAGGAAGAATTGTCAATTAATAATATATTTCCAATGAGAAATGAGATAATACCAAAACATATTAGATTAGATACAACAACATTGGTTCATCTATTATTGACCAAAAAACAAGGTAAAAAATCAGACTATTTATTTAAGGGAAATCTCAAACGACATGAAAATAAAATATGGAAGTTTTTCTTCAGAACTGAACGACAATGTTTCAAAAAGAAATGGTATTCTTTTCATCATATGATTGAAACCGATGGTGTAAGTTGTAGTATTTTACTACTAAGGAAAGATAAGGTTGGTAAAAGAGTTCAACAAAAGAAAGGTGGAAATAAAGAACAATATATTGACGAATTGAAAAATAAAGATTATAATGAACTAAAAGATAAGAAAATAGTGGCAATTGACCCTAATATGTCAGATTTATTGTATTGTGTTGATGGTGATAATAAAGATAGAAACTTTTTTCGTTATACACAAAATCAGAGAAGAAAAGAAACAAAACATAAGAAATATAGAAATATTATCTTATCGCTAAAAGATACGAAGTTGGAAGACAAGAAAGTTATTGAATTAGAAACAGAGTTATCAAAGTATAATAGAAAAACATTAGAGTATAATGAATTTAAGAATTATATCAAGAAAAAGAATGAAATAAATACTAAACTATTTAAGTTTTATGAGAAATATATCTTTAGAAAACTCAAGTTAAATAGTTATATTAATAGATTAAAAAGCGAACAACAATTAATCAATAGATTTAAGAAAATATTTGGAGAACCAACAGATACAATTATATGTATCGGTGATTGGGAACAACGAAAACATAGAAAATTCAAAGAACCAACGAAAGGCATTGGATTTCGAAGTATGTTTCGTAAAAATGGTTTTCAAGTATATTTAGTTGATGAATTTAGAACGAGTTGTAGATGTTCTAATTGCAATGGAGGTGAATGTTCCAAGTTTCGGGAAATAAGAAATCCAAAACCTGCTAAAAATAATTCTATCATGTCTCATGGTCTTCTTCTTTGTAAGAAAGATTGTGGATTATGGAACAGAGATGAGAATTCAGCAAGGAACATTTATAAAATAGCAAATAATGCTATAAACAAAAAAGAACGACCTACATATTTAAGTCGTTCAAAAGTTATCAGTGGTGCTACTTCGGCAGATGGATTACAACATCATTTGTTAGATAAATCTAATAAAGCCACACAACCAAAATTTACACGGCTTGAAACAGTCAAACTTTGTTAATTTATTTTGCTGGGAAACCGGCATTTTAAATTTCCAAGGGTGTAAAACTAATTGAAGGAGGCTTTTTTGGCATATTGTATTATATTTGTTTTGTATATTAAATACTTAATATATTAATTTATATAAAAATGAAACACTATATATGATTATATTGATTATAATATAATTAAAAACTATAATTATAAAAATATAATATAATTATAAATCATCACAATAAATAATGTCATCGTCAAATTCTGAAACTAATAATATGGTTTCTCTCAACTTAATTGTAGCAATTGATTCCAAAAATGGTATTGGTAAAGATAATGATATTCCATGGCATATTCCAAATGACCTCAAATATTTCAAAAAAATAACAACAACTACTTCAAAGCCATTTAAGAAGAACATTGTTATAATGGGTCGTAAGACATGGGATTCAATACCAGATAAATATAAACCTCTTCCAGATAGACACAATTTTATTTTAACAAGAAATGAAGAACTCCTTAATAAAAATAAAACTGAAACTGAAACTAAAACTAAAACTGAAACTGAAACTATAACAGAATATTATAAATCGTTATCTAAAGCAATTAAAACAGCATTTCGTCTAAAAAGAGATAATATTTACATAGATAAAATATTTATTATAGGTGGTCAAACATTATATGAAAAGATTATGGAAATACCTCATATTATTCGTGATAAAGATACACCAGCTTCAAATTCAGAAGAAGAAAAATATGAAAAATCCAAACAACAGATAATCAAAGATTTATATCCATTAAAAACAATTAACGAAGCACCAGAGAATGAATTATATAAAATGCGTAAATATATAAGCGACATTACAATTTATTTAACTGAAATATACAAAAATTTTAAATGTGATACATTCTTACCAAAAATAGATTATAATTTATATAAATTAATTGGAGCAAGTGATTTTTATACACAACAATCACAATCACAGTCTTCTTTTCATTATCGTTTTAAAACATTTAGATGGTATAATAATATTTTTAATAAAGATGTACCACAAAGTCCAACTAAATCAATTTCTGATAATATAAGAAATGTTATTGTTAATAAAGAAGAACAGCAATATTTAGACATCGTCAAAAAAGTTATTGAAACTGGTATTCGTAAAGAAGATAGAACTGGTACTGGAACATTATCCCTTTTTGGTGTCCAAATGAAATTTAATTTACGAAATAAAATCCTCCCATTACTAACAACTAAACGTGTATTTTGGAAAGGAATTGTAGAAGAGTTATTATGGTTTTTAAGAGGTGATACAAATAATATCAATCTCCAGAAACGTGGTGTTCATATTTGGGATGGCAATTCATCTCGTGAATTCTTGGATAAATTAGGATTTACAGATAGAAAAGTTGGTGATTGTGGCCCAATATATGGTTTTCAATTTCGTCATTGTGGTGCTAAATATAAAACTGCATATGATGATTATACAAACGAGGGAATTGATCAACTATCAAATGTAATTGATTTAATTAAAAATAATCCAACAAGTCGCCGTATTATAATTAATCTATGGAATCCTCAAGTATTAGATGAAATTGTGCTTCCATCTTGTCATTGTTTCTATCAATTCTATGTAAATACAAATACTAAAGAATTATCTTGTTCAATGTATCAACGCTCTGGTGATTTAGGACTTGGTGTTCCATTTAATATAGCATCAGCCAGTTTAATGACCAATATTCTTGCTAATATTTGTGATTTATCACCAGGTGAATTAACACATACAATTGGTGATGCTCATGTGTATTTAAATCACGTTGAACCATTAAAAGAGCAATTAAAGAGAACACCACTAACATTTCCAATGTTAAAAATGCCAGAACAACAATTAACGCTCCAAGACTTAAATGAGACTAAATTGTCAATAAAGGACTTTAAGTTAGTGGGGTATAAATCATATCCAACTATAAAGATGAAAATGGCAGTATAGTTTAATTTAAAAATATTAAAATATAAAAATATAAAAAATAAAAATGCACCATAGTGCATTTTTATTTTTTATATTTTTATATTTTAAATTAAGTATAAAATAAATTTTGTTAATAATATGCTATAATATAATTTGTACTATAATACTATTATATTCATAATGAATAATAATGATTATTTAATATGTTCAGATGAAAAATTAAAGCCATTAATAATAACATTTGGTGGTATAAGTGGTGGTATTTCAACACCACTATTTGAATTTAAAAATTTTTTACAAAAAAATGTTGATTGTCATTTATTATTTATTAAAGATACAAAGCAATGTTGGTATCATAATGGTGTAAGAGGGTTAGGAAAAAATATTAATGAACTTAAAAATAATTTAATTAATAAGATAAAAACAATTAATTATTCAAAAATATTAACAATTGGGTGTTCTATGGGTGGATATGCATCATTATTAATTGGTAAACTAATTAAGGCTGATATTATATTAGCATTTAGTCCTCAAACATTTATAGATCAAAAAAATAGGAATAAATATAATGATAAACGATGGATACAACAAATAAAAAAAGTTCATAGTAATTTTAATAATACATATTTTGATTTAGTTAAAATAAACTTTAATAATATTAATAAAGTACATATTATTTATGGTAAGAATAATATGTTAGATAAACTACATAGTGAAAGATTAAATATTAATAATAAATTTAATACTAGTAAATTCATTGGTAATAAGTCAAAAATAATAATACAATCATATGATGGTGGTCATAATATAGTTAAAAAACTTAGAAATAATGGTTTATTAATTAAAATTATTAATAATTACATTATAGACTGATAATTTATAGAAAGATAAAATTACCAGATTAAAGCGTGAGTTAATAAAACAAAAATCATAGCATCAGTCCATGTTAATGGAACAAATGGTTTATCACTTACACTAGCATATATTGTTGGCATAACTTCATTATAAGCCCATTGAACAATAACACCACTAATACTAAGTGAAATTAATGACCATAAAAGAACATATAATAAACGAGTAGCACCACCAGTACGACCCTTAGCCCCACCAGACATAGCATTACCCATTGAACCTAAATTAGCAACAACACTTTGAAATGAAGGATGCATTTTATATTAATTAGTTAGTATATTTAGTATATATTTAGTATATAATATAAATTGTATATAATATAGTAATATATAAAAATAGTAATATATAAAAAAATAGTGTATATATACTATATAATACATATTGTTAGTCATTTGATTTAAATATAATTATAATATAACTGTAATAACAATGAATGTAAATCCTAATCGTCAAAATGTGGAGAAAGTCTTCTATTCAAAGAGAAATTTTAATATGTTATGTAGTGTTATTCGTGATAATGTAAATAAAAAATATGGCGTTGATCCAAAAGATAATTACAAGAAAGATATTTATAAAACAATGAATATAGTTATTGGTAGAGCAGTTGTCCCTACAACAAGAGTTAATGTTGATATGTATAATAGAACACTTAATAAAAAAGTATTATCTCAAATTATCCCTATGATTGATAGAGATATTACAACAACTTTATTAAATACATCTCATCAGCAACCACAATTACAACCAGAACAATTACCACAACCATCACAAAGCACACCAATTAAAGATATTATGGCAATGAGTATTCAATCTCAAGTGCCACAACCGCAACCGCAACAACAACCGCTACCCCAACCTTCTAATTCAGAGCCAGTATATCCAGAATACAATGATGTTAAAGTTGATGAAAAACCAAATGAAACACTATCTACAAATAAACCACCAAAACCAATCCGTATTTCTAATGAGAATGATATTAAAGATTTTACTTATACTTCACAAAATATTAAATCTATTATCACACCAGCATCAGCAATCTTGAATAAAGCTAAAGAAACAGTTAATAGAAAATTAGAAGAGAAATCAATAGCATCAGCATCAGTTTCATCAACACCTCAATTAGCTGATATCAATGATATGAGTATTAATAATTATAATCCAAGAAATGTAGGTGGTGGATTTAATCAAGGAGGATTTCCATTAATTAGACCACCAAAGACTTCATATATTCCAGTTGAGCATTATATTACAATTGATTCTCGTTCTCGTAATTTAGAAGTATATCCAAGTGCTAATAACTTCCAAGTTAAATTCGCACCAGCATCAGATAAATTAGTATATCGTTCATATAAAGACCCAACTGGTTTATTATTATATGAAGGTAATGTGAGATTTCACGGAGATAATAAAGGTGCTAATATTGATATTAAATATAATAATGTATATGAGATTGAATGTCTTCAAGCAACTGTTCCATATGCTGTAAAATATGTTTGTGGTAATTATCCATCGCAATTTAATGGTGGGACATCAGATGCTAATCTCCCATCAACTACTGATAATTTTGGTTCTTATCGTTATGGCCCAGTATGGTCATCAATAGATGGATTAAGAAAAAATGTATTAGATGTCCAGTATTTATTATTGTCAGTTGAAGAGATTGATGATGGACCATATAAAGGTACTAATCTCGCAAATACTACAGCATTTTCTAAATTATTTTATGATAATTTCTTTGGACAATATCATTCATTTATTCAAATGAAACCAGCTGGTAATGAAAGTAAGCGTTATGAACCATCAGCATTAGCATCACTTAATAAAATGACATTGGGTCTTCGTAAATGGAATAATTTGTTATATGATTTTGGTGTAGATAAGACATATGTAGCATCATATACTGGTGTATCTGGTGATTCTTGTCAAACAGAAATTACAATTGATACAGAAAGCAAAGATTATCCTTGTGGTAGTATTACATCTCATGGATTAGAACCAGGTGATTTATTGTATTTCTTTGATACAGTCCCAGAATTATGTGATCAAGAAGTTATGTATTTTACAAATAATCCACGTATTGTTTTGGAGCAATTTGATTCAACTTCATGTTTATTAATGGCTTTTATTATGCAAAAAACAACAACTGGTGTTGATGTTGAAAGAAGTATTGATTTTAGTCAATTTATAACAGTTGGTGATTACATTTATATTAAATATGAAACATCTTCATCATCTGGTGAAAATGTTGAATATCTTCAAGTTATTGGATTTAATGATGATTATTCATTAATTGTTACTGAACCATCAGTTGTAAGTGGTGACCCAAGTGATAAAATTACTAATATTACTAAAATTGGTTGGGCAAAACCAACTAAAAGAGGTAGAATATCAAATAATACATGTAATCTTAACTATCTTGATGGTATTAGAGTATGTGAAGTTAAAGATGCTACTACATTTGTAGTGAATTTTCCATATGAAAATCTTACTTATATGCAAAAACAGAATTATGAGAAATCAGTATTTTTCATAAAACATAAACTTCAAGTGAATTACACCTTCCGTGTTGTTACTCTTGAAAAGAACTTTGACCAATTAGAAAGTCAAATAGTTAGATAATTTAATATTAAAAAATAATATTTTTATAAAAGTCAGTTAACTGACTTTTATAAAAATATTATTTTTTAATATTAGTATTTTATTATTTTATAATTAAAATCATAAACCACCAAACCTAAACCAATGGTTTAAATCGTCGCTTACGCGAACCAGATACAATATTTGTTTCATCAATATTTGTATGACGAAAACGCTCAGTAACGTTACGAGAACGTTTTGGGTATCTTGGTTTAGGACGAGGTAATAATTTATATTCTTTATTTTTCTGATTAGAATCAGAATTATTAATTATCTTATTATTTTTTCTTGATTCTTCAGAAAAATACATTAATAAATCAGCATCACTACGAATAAAAACATCATAATCATACTTTGTATTACGAATATTTCTTCTAATTCTTTTAAACATAGCATTAGATTCTTTAATATCAACGTTTCTAGTTCTAATAAAGATTTGATCTTTTTTAAGAAATTCATATTTCATATCAGTTGGACATTGAACTGATTGAACTAAAAAGATAAGATATCCTCTTGTATTTGAACCTAAATAATAATAGATACAATGTTTACGTCTACAATAATAATATGAATGAACTGATATTTTTTTAAGAGTGTTTGGATCAAATAATGAAAAACCTACCATTTTATTTATTATTAATGAAAATTAATATAATAGGATAGATACAATTTAATAAATATAGAAATATTTTATAATAGTATTCTTATTTTTTCATTTTTAATTACCATGTCTCATATGCGGATATGGATAACTTTGATAGAATGTAAATGGATATCTGTATGGTTTTCTATATCTATCTCTTCTGTATGTTTGTAATGGATCAGTACCTGATTCAACTTCATTATATGGTGTACGTACATACGTAACCCATCCTTCACGAATAGCATCTTGACCATACCATAATAATGCTAAAATCACTACTATAATAATTAATGATCTGTATAATAATAATCTATCACCTGAATTCATTTTGTTTGTATATTTATGTTTATTTTTATTTTATGTTTATTTAAATTGGTTTATTTAACTAATAGAATATATTATATGATTATATAATTTATCTTTGATAGTAGTAATTTGAATTATGAAAATAATATATATTAATCTTCAACACGAAATCAATAGACGCTACAGATTACTTAAAGAGTTTAAGAAATCAAATATATCCTCCGATGAATATGAACAATATTCTTCATTATGGGGGCGAAATATTGGACAAAAATTAATATCATTACTAATAAAAAACGAGAAATTAGTTAATTCGCGTCTATGGTTAACTAATTTTAACGCATTAGATAAGAGTAAATTGGCAATATATCTATCACATGTGTTTTTATGGGAGAAAATTTATAATGATTACATTGGAAATGATAAAACTGAATATGGATGGTATAATCTTATTTTAGAAGATGATGTTATTTTACCATTACCAACAAAAAAATTAATATACGTAAATAATAATGATTCTGAAAACAACAAAAATCAAAACAAAAAAATACTTATACAGTCAAGACTTCAAGACAAAATAGAAGATAATCTTAAAAATGTTCCAGAAGATTGGGATATTTTATTTATTGGGCGTTCAAAGTATCTAGATGGCGTTAAAGTTGCACCAAATATCATTAAACCAAATCCAGTTCACAAACGTTTAACAAATCATGGTATGTTTGCATATATAATTAAAACATCATCAATTCCTAAATTACTAAAAATCATGCTACCAGTCCCACCAATATATAATCACGTTGATTGGAAAGTTCGTTCACATTATACTAACGCTAATACAACAGATACAACAAAAAGCATAAACGCATACTATTTAGAAAAACCATTAGTAACACATAATTACAAAATACCATCAATTAGAGGACAAGAAAACATGGCAAATCGCTATACGAATATGTATATGAAAAAAAATCCTAGTTCATCACAAACAATACCAAGATACCGAAGACCTCATTAGATGCTATCAACTCAATCAAAAGTGATTAATTATACAGTTAATACTAGGTATAATTATTATATTGCAAAGAATTATATAAAATATAATTCAAGTAATAATGTCTTATCAATTACAACAAGATGGTGGTTTAGCAGATAGTATTGATTATGGTAATTGTCATAAGTCTACTAAATGTATATGTCATAAAGAACCATTTGATATAAGTGATAATAAGTCAAATTTTACAAGATTATGTTTTTGTGATAAAAAAATGACATATATTATTCATATACCAATAAATAAAAAAAAGTTTGTTGATAGTGACAATAGTTTTAAAAATATCACCAATACATTGATAACAATGCTTAGTGATATTTTTAAAGATATTACAAATAATATTGAAACAATCTATACTCCAAACTATATTAAATGGATAATTGGTAGAGAACAAAAATATGTTTGTTTAGATACAAAGACATTTCCATCTTATATTAGTTATGAGTTACATTGTGAATTATCATTACAATCATCTGAATATTTTAAATTGACGATATCAATGATATCTGATAAATCATTATCTTATTGTATATTAAATGAATTAGATGTTTTTGAAATGTCTATATATGATACATACTCATCTGTATATAATTTAAATAAATTGTCTTCTTTAAAAAGAGCAATTGAAGAAGAATCAGAATTTGGTCATATATGTTTAATTATTAAAAAGATGATTGATAAAAAATTATCATTTATCTATTCTGATATCATATATTGGTTGACGAAATAGTGGATACGCCACTATCAACATTTTTTATAACATTCGCATAACTATCAACACTATTTTTAAGTGTCTCAATATGAGTTATTAGTAATACAAATTCATAATGCATCTTCATAAAATCAAATATTTTATAAATATTCATCAAATTCTTATCATCAAAACAACCCCAACCTTCATCAAATGCTATGAAATTAGGTTTACTAATATTTGCCATATTTTGTATAACAATTCTAATTGCTAGATTTATAATAAATTTCTCAAATCCACAACAATTCGCAACATTCCATTTACCACCTTCCGTATTACTATTACCACCTTCCGTATTACTATTGCCACCATAAGCAATAAACATATTAATATTTTTGTCATCAATATCCATATGTAGTTTAAAATCAACAAATGATGACATATTTTGATTTATTCGTCTTTCTATTTCTGGAACTATCTTCTTCAAGAAATATAATGGAATACCATTCTTATTAATCGCACGATTATATAAATCTAATATCACAATTTCATCTTTTAATGATGTCCAATCAGATACCAATTCTTGGTAATCTTTAAATTTTTCTTGAATACTATTTAATTCTATTTCAGTCTCTTTTTTATAAATAAGTAAATCATTAATTTCAGTTTTAATTTGTTCAGCACTTAATTGTAGTGTATTACATTCTTTTGTTACTGATATATTGTTTTTCTTTATTTTTTTATATTGGCGTAATATACTTAAACAGTCTTCAAGTATTTTTAATTGTTCTAATACATTTTTATTTTTATTATCATAATCAGAATGAATATTTTTAATTTCTATTTCGCGTTGTTTATGATTTAATGCTATCATATTTTTAGCATTTGTATTTAGTGATTTGATTTTACCTTTTATAAATTTTATTATTTTTGTAGAATTACTAATTTCATCATCACATAATACTATTTTATTATTTAGATTAACTATTATATTATGTAGTTCTTCTATATTTACAACATTAATGTCACAATAACCATCACTATTTCTGTTCATTCCAAATTTATCAATCATTTCAGTATTAATTTCAGATAGTTTTTGTTTAATATCATTAATTTTTTTATCAATAACTTTACTTTCTTTACCAGCATTTTCAGCTTCAATTACAAATGGATTTTTACAACAATATTCGCAATCTTGATTATATTCATAACCATCTAGTTTTTCAAACATCTTAATACATCTTCCGTGACACTCAGATAACATATTTAATTCATCAATTAAATTATTCTTAATTGATACAAATTCACGATATTCTGTTACAATCAGTGGGACACCTTCACTATCATCTTCAATATATTTAGGATGTTTTTTAAGAACAGCTTTCTTCTCTTTTTTAAGTTTCTTTAATTTCTTTTTCACACTAGAGCGATTGCTTTTTTGAATAGATAATTCATTATTTTCACCAAGTATAGCACTATCTAATTCAGATTGAATTGATTTATTTTTATCTTCATATAAATTATTTATTTCAATCTCTTTATTTTTGATGAGATTATCTTTATTTATGTTAATATTTTTCTTTTCACTCTTCAAATATTCTCTGATTGATATTATTAATTTAGATAACTCTTTAGTAGTCATCACTGAAACATCAATATTATCATATTTATACCAATACTCATGCCCATTCTCATACCCATTCTCATACCCATAATTTAAATAAACACCAACACTCTTAATAGCATTTATGTATTTATCACTAATGAATGGTAATGATTGTATATCCTTATTTTTAGATTTTAATTTATTAATAACATTATTATATTTAATTTCAGCATCATTTATTTTACCAGTAATATTAGATAGAACAATATCACTGAGCTCTTTTATTTTTGCTTTAAATTGCTCACCACTCATATCATAATCTTGTATTTTTCTATTTAATAGGCGATATTCACTCTTTTTATTTCTCAAATCATAACCAACTAATTTCTCAATCTTTTCAAACATATTTAATCTGAAAATGCGATATAAGAAGTCTTTCCGTTGAGATTGTTTTAAATATACAAAACCATCACTATTTTCTTGTAATGAGAGTGTCATAGTAATAAAATCATTGTAATTACCAACAATACTCTTGATTATTTTATTTGTATCAGTAGTTTTAGCACCATTCATACTATATCCATTTTTATAGAAATTGACATAAAATGATTTACCAGAATTATATCTTTGAATAATGTAAATATCATTATTGATTGAGAATTCTAATTTGCACCGAAAACGTTTCTTACCTTTATTGATTATATCAATACGACAACCCGGTAATGTTCTAGATGTTTTTTCAAATAGACAGAATAGAATAATATCCAAGATTGATGATTTACCACTATGATTTTCACCAAAAATACCAACAATACCATTCATATTTCTAAAATCAATAGTCTGTTTTTCAGTATATGTAAACATATTTTCAAATTCTAAAAACAAAAGTTTCCAATTATTCACCAAACCACAACCATCGTCATTATTATTACCACCACTTAATTCAATTTGACTATTCTTACTCATATGTTTACTATCATTATAATTATCATCTTCATCATCATAATCTAATTGAATTAACTGATTATATTTTTTATTTATTTGTTTTAGTTTTTCAAAAAGTTTAGTGTCATCAGCAACACCATCAACACCATCAACACCATCAACACCATCAACACCATCAACACCATCAACACCAACATTTAATTTTAATATTTCACAAATATATTTATTTTGTGTTTCTATATCAAGTAATGATTCTGTTTTAGTTTCAAGTTTTGAGATTACATTATTTTGATTAGATATATTATTATCATAAAAATCATCATTATCACTATTTAATTTAGTATCTAAATTAATATCAATGCCAATTTTAGTCATAATTGAATAAGAATAATCTGGATATTTCGTTTTTATTTCTAGAATATCTTTATCAAAATTAATGAGATTATTACAAATTACAAAACGAATGTTACATTTTGCTGGTATTTTTGTATTATTTCTAGGACAAATACCGGTATATAATGAATTATTAACAACATCAATATCACCAATCTTTCTTAAATAGAATGTTTTAAAACCATATTGATTCTGAATATTTACATATTTTGATTCACCATTATCCAAATTCCAGAAAAGATATCCGTGATTTTCAAGTGTTTCACCAAAGTTTTGTTGTATTAATGAACTACTATATGCCATAGTTTTCTGTTTATTTAAATATTGATATTGGTGTATATCTCCCAATAATACATAATCAAACCCTTTAAAAGCACGATGAGATACACCAGATAATTTAAATCCAGTGCTAGATTTACATCCATTTACAGCACCGTGATATAATGCCACTTTATGATAAGTTTTCATGTCTAAAGTTTCACCATTAATAAAAAGATTTTTATATTCATCAAATACACTAGAAACACCAAATACAACATTGCCAAATTTGTAAATACCAGTATCTTTTAAATAGTATAATCCTTTAACACCATTAGTCATTACTGATAATGAATCTAAACGATTTCTATTTGCTAAATTGGCGTCATGATTACCAGCAATTATTAATGTTGGTAGTATTTTACCCAAATTAGTTAAAAATGCTTTAGTATGATAGATAACTTCGGGTGATAATATATTTTTTTGATGGAGTATATCACCACAAATAACAATAACTGCTTGTTTTCGTATATTTTCATCTAAATCACGAAGATTATTGTATAAATTCTCAAAGACTTCATTATATTCTTGATGTCTATCAACTAGGCGAATATGTATATCTGCCATATGAATGATATACTTGATTTTATGATCTGAATTATTAATTTTTGAATCATAATTACTAATTTTTAATTCACAAATATCATCAGAATCAACATTTAAAAAGTTTATACTATCTTCACCAGCACCACTGCTAGAATCACTAGCACCATTGACACCACTAGCATTACCTTTTTCATCTGAATTAGCATTCAGACCAATATTTTCATTTTGTCTATTTTTATTTAACCATTTTAAATGTCGTTTACCTCTGAAATGATTTTCATATCTCTTTTTACTATTGGTTTGATATTTACAATCTTCACAAATATATAATGATTCTGATTCTTTAGTATTATTTAGATGAGTTTTTGTTAGTAAGTGTCTTTTATAATCTTTTTTATTATTGGTTTTAAAATCACAAGGTATACATTTAAAGAGCATTGTAATCAAATCAAAATATAAATTAATATATATAATTAATAATGAATTACCATTTATAATAATATCATTTTTTACGAAATCAATATAAATACAATTTAATATAATACAATATAATATTATATTCCATTTATAAAAATATATTCTATATAATACTATTACTATATCAGTCATAAAATAAAATGACAATTACAATATCAAATGAAACAACTAATATAAATTTTAATAAATATAAAAAGAAAGAGTTAATACAATTTTGTAAAGACAATAATATTGATTATAAAAAGAGTTATAAAAAAAATAAATTAATTGAAGTTATTACACAATCACAGCAACAATATAAACAAAAACATAAAGACCAATCAGATGATGATTATGAAGTTATAGATGTTATTGAAGATAAAAAGGAAATACAACAGACACCTCAAATAAATCATCTTCAAATACTAAAGGACACATTATTAAAACATAATGAAGAAGAGGTAGAGCCATTAGAAGAAGATGATATACAACAAATTCTAAATATTCATAGTGATTATTTAGAAGAATATAAAATATCATCAACATTAGAACACAAAAACAACACAGACACCAACATTAATACAGACACACAAAATAAAAAATGGAATATAGATAAAATTGAGTTTAAAAATATGCTCATATATGGTAATAATAAATTGAATACAATTGATTTTGTAAATTATGGTAATAATGTAGTTGGTATAATGGGAAATAATGCTATTGGAAAGAGCTCAATAATAAATATAATATTATATGGGATCTTTGATACATTAGGTACTAATTTTAATAGCGTGAATATAGTAAATAATAATGAGAAAACATTTGATATAAAAATACATTTTAGTCATAATAAAGATAAATATATAATTCAGAAATCTGGTAAAAATACACCAGTTAAAAGTAAAGATAAATCTAAATCATCAGAAAAAAGAATAACTTGTAAAGTTGATATGACACTTTATAAAAATGGGGAAGAATTCTCTGCTAATAAAAGAGTAATAGAAGATGAAATAAAAAGAGTAATAGGAACATATGAAGATTTTGTATTAACTAATGTCTTCTCAAATACAATTAATTTTAATTTAATGACAATGACACAATCAAATATAATTTCTAAACTATTCAATCTTTTTAATTTAGATATTTACACAACTATTTATAAAAATGTTAGAACAAAAGTTAAAGAAATTACAGAGCAAAAAAACTATTATGATGGTGAATTAAATACATTAACACGTGATTTAGAGAAAATTGATAATGAACTTGAAAATATAGATTTAAGTGATTATCTTAATCAAAATAATATGTTATTAATGACAACATCTTCATCATCATCACAAGTAATAAATGAATTAAATAAAATATTCAAAACGAATACTGATAAAGTAAATAAATTAAAAGACACTAAAGATTCTTATAAAACTAAATTATCTCAAAATAAAAAGGATATATCAGTGCTAAAAACAAAAATAAATGAATTAGTAACACCACAACAAAAATCATATATTGGTGAAATAAATAATATTGAATTAACTAAAACAGAATTAGAGGGATATAAAAAAGATATCAATCCAAAATACAAAAACAAGAATTTTAATTTAATTAAATTAGAATCATCAAAAACATCATTATTAGACGATAAGATTGATAATAAATATACAAAAAAACAATTAGCTAATGAAATCAGTCATATAAATATAAACAATATTGAAGATATTAATAAAAATACTAATTTAAGTAAAATAACACGAGAATTAAATGAACTAAATATTCTAATTGATAGATATACTGATACATCAGATACACTAGACACATCAGATAATAAAACACAAATTGATTTATCTACTCTATCAGTTACTCATCTAAAAAAACAATTCAAAAGATTACCATTCGCTTATTATGATGATATTTCTGTAAATCTTGATGAGAAAAATAAAAATATAAAACTTATCAATAAAAAGAGAAAAAGAGTTAAAAAACTACAAAAACTAAACTCAATACCAGATACAACTATTAAAGAGTTATTAGATACACTAACTAATCAATCAAATAATATTACTCACAATGAGAGTAATCATAATAATACTAAAATAGTAATAGACAAAAACACATATGATACTATTATTAAAGTGCTAAAAGATATTAATACTATTCAAAATAAAAGCGATATTATTAATAAACATTTAGATAAAATAAAACAATTAGATGAGATAAATCGTAAAATGGATTCAAATATTGATTATAAAGAAGCACAACAAAATAATAAATCATTACTTATTCAGTGTCATAAATTAAAACAACATCTAACTAAACAACAACATTATTTATATTTAACAGAACAATTGAGTTATCATAAAAAATTATCAATTCTAAATAAAAAAATTAAACATACAAAAGCATCCGAAATAGTTAAATACTACCAAAATAAAGAAAATATTATTAAAATATCAAATAATATCAGTGAATTAGAGAAAGAAATTAATACAATTAGAACAGAAAAAGATGATATAACATCTCAATTATATTCATTGCAGATGAAAAATCAAAAACTAGAATATTTATTAAATACTATTACTAAATTAACTTCTCAAAAGACTACAACAACAAATGAAGTAAAAAGTAAACAACAAAATATTGACCAATTAGAATATGTTAATAGAATATTATCAACATATATGGAGTTAGTAAATACAAAAAATATACCAATGACACTACTTAAAATGAAGCTATCAAATATCGAAAATGATATAAATAGATTTCTTGAAGGAGTAGTTAATTTTAAAATGGAAGTAAAAGAGAGTAAAAGTAAAATACTATTTAGTATTATAAAAAATAACAAGAGTTTATCATTTATTCAATGTAGTAGTTTTGAACGATTTATAATACAAATAGCAGTAAAAAGAGCATTAACATCTAATAGTTATGTCAATAAAAGCACCTTTTTTATTGTAGATGAGGGTATGGATTGTATAGATAATAATAATTGGAATAAATTATCTGGTATAATAAATAAATTAAAGACTGAATACTCACCAATCTTTTTAATATCACATAATGATAATATTAAAGAGTTAGTGAGTAATAATATTAATATAGAATATACACAATCTACTAATACAAGTCAATTGATTAATTAAAACAAATAATAAAAATAAATAAAATATTATTCTCCGTTAGGAGAATAATATTTTATTTATTTTTATTATTTATTGGTCTTTTTTATTTTCTGATACAGATTCTGATTCAGTATTTTCTTGACCTTGTTCTTGATTTTCATCATTAGTTTTCATATCATTTTGACCAGTTGATCCAAAACCACCTTCACCACGAGAAGTATCTGATAATTCTTTAACAACTTTACATTTAATTGATTTACATTCTATTAATGGGACTAATTGAAATAATCTATCACCTTGATTGATAATATAATCAGTACTACATATAAATTCATTAAAATCTGTTTTTTCAATATATCTTTCAATATAAACAACAAAGAATACAGAAATAAAAAAGTAAAAAATAATTTTAGAGATATCGTCAATAAATGTAATAACACATACTAATAATAAAAAGAACATATACATAATACTTATCTTTAATAATTTTAATTCAAATGAATTAATAGCAATTATATTTAAGTTACTAACATTATCTACACAAGCACAAATTGGTCCTCTATAACCAGCATCAATAAGTCCTAATGAATTAGACATTCTAAGTGGTGTTTTACTACCAGTACTAGAACGAGGCATTAATAAATATGGTAAATTATTTCCAAATTCATCCATTAATTCACAATTAATACCTAAATTTATTTTATTTGAGGTTGTCCCAGCAGTTATATTTTGACTTCTAGGACAATATAAATCTAATCCAGCATCTCCTTTATGACCAACAGAGTGATTAGAGTATTTATCATTTAAAAATTTTAATTCTTTATCAGAAGAACTTTTATCAGCTTTAATATAGAATGTTACGTGACTCATATTTAGAATTATTATAATAGAATATAATACAGATTATAATACAAAACGATTGATTATTTATTATCAATTATTAATATAATCATAATTATAATATCAATATTCACAAATCATTTTTTTCATTTCATCAACAATATTTTTATTTATCAATAATATTTTTATTTATAAACATTATTTTTATCAACAATAAATATATTCATATATTGTTTCTGATAATTTTCTACCTAATTTACGACTTTTAGTTAGTTGTATATTTTTCAACATATCTTTTCTCATTCGCACTATCATAGCATCATCCATCTCTTCACTATTATTTTCATCACTATTATTTTCATCATTATCTTTTTTACCAATTGCTTCATATGCTATAATTAATCTAGGCATAGAGCTATAAATATTCATAATACATAATGCTATTCTTGCTGATACTCCAGGTATTTGAGCCAATTGTCTACTAAAACATATGCCTGGTGTTAAATTATCCTTCTTTTTTATACGAATACTTGAAGCATATTGACTAAATAGATTTTTACTATCTTCATTATTCACATCACCTTCTGTATTATTTTCATTATTTAATGAATTGATATAATCATTTGCCTTATATGATTCAACAGCTTTATTAGACATTGTTTTAATAAAATTAACACTTTCTTTAATACTCTTTGATCTAAATACTATAAAATTATCCCGCATAATCAATTTACACATAGTGCTCCAAATAGTGCTATTAGGTATTGATGATTTTTGTTTACCAATCAATTTACCCTCTATTAGATATATTATTTTTAATCTCCTATTATGTTTTTCCATTAGTGCTTTTAATCTTAATTTTTGTTCTCTATAACGACCATCCATTATTGATGAAATTAAATCATTAATAGTTTTACGCTCTATTACAATAAACAATTCATCATTGACATAAATTAATATATCACCAATATCAAGTTGTTTAATTTCATATTTAATTATTTTTTTATTTTTGGATTTATTTTTAGTGTAATTATTAGTGTTATTATTAGTGTCATTTTTAGCTTCATTAATTTTATTATTAAAGTCATCAATATATTTAATAATATACTTTTCTCTATTATCTATTACTAATTTAGACATTTTATCATATCAGTAACTAAATTAATATTTTTATATTAGAATTATTATATAGTTATATTAAAATTATTATATTTATATATAAAATGTATTCAATAGAGCTTGAGAAGAAAATAGTATTATTCACAGATGATGACCAAAAAAGGGCACAAATAGAAGAAAGAAAAGAGAAGATAGATGCATTAATGGGAGAAATAAGTGAAATAACAAGATTGACAGGTGAAATAAATAATTTAGTGGATATACAAGGTGAATCAGTAGATAAATTAGAAGAAAATGTGGAGAAATCAAAAGAAGTTACAAAAGAAGCACACGAAGAAATAAAATTAGCAGATAAATATTTAACAAAACGTAATATTGCAATATTTTGTACCAGTGTAACATTAGGTGCTGTAACTGGTGGAGGAGCATTAGTATTAATAGGGGTAAATGCTGTTGGAGGGATTGCTAGTGGTATTATAGGCACAGGTGTTACTGTTTTAACAAATAAGGGATTATCAAAATTGTAGTATATCAAAACTAAATCATAGAATAATTAAAATTATATAAAAATGATATATAAAATTATGATTGTTAATATATTTATATATATAATTACTATACTCATACAATAAATCGTGTCTTTTATTGAATATAATTGAATATAATTGAATATAATTGAATTAAATAGAATTAATTATAGTGAAAATGGAGATTGAAAATAAAGAGAAATATGACTCATATAGAGTATATAAAACGTGTATTGAGATGTTAAATGATAGAAATTATAATACATCTAATTTTGATATAAACTTATCACATAATGATTTCTTAAAAATAGAAGATATAAATATATTTACAACACATTATGATACAAATGAAGAGATATATATTAAAATATTTGATGAAAGAACAAGTATTGGTATTCCAGAGATTAATAAGATGATTGAAGCTATTAAAAAAGATTATGGTGAAAATATACATATTATAATCGTAATTAGAAATCCAAAAATAATAAATTTTAGTCGTATTAAATACAGCAATGTAGAAATCTTTAAAATGTCATTCTTAATCATTAATATAACAAAGCATCGTTATGTCCCAAAACATGAACCACTAACATTAGATGAACAAAAAATATTCTTAAATAATAATAAAAATATTACATTAAATACTCTCCCAAAAATAATTGTTGGTAGAGATCCAATAGCAAGATATTTTAATTTGAAAGAAGGACAAGTATGTCGAATATATAGAAATAATCCTAACACTGGTAAATCTATTACTTATAGAGTAGGTGTATAATAAATTAAAAATAATAATTTTAGAAAAGTCAATATTGACTTTTCTAAAATTATTATTTTTAATTTATATTCAATTATAATATATTATATCTTCAAAAATATAATATAATCAATCAAATAAATAAGATTTATTTATTTATTCATATGACAAAACGAAAAATAGATGAAATAACACCATCAAAACCACAATCATCATTTAGTACAGAGCAAGATAATAGCACAGACACAGAGTTAGAGCAAGAAAAACATAAACAGCTTTCTGTCATAAATAAACGTTTTTTTAAGCGTCGTCGTAAAAAGATTCCAAAGATTGTAAGAGATATAGTTTTAGAGAGACAAAATGTCCGTTGTAATATATGCTATACTTTATGGAATATTGGTTTTGAGTTAGACCATGTAATGCCACTATCATGTAATGGTTCTAATGATGAAGATAATCTCCAATTATTATGTGTTAAATGTCATAAATATAAAACAACATTTATAGATGATTATATTAGAAATAAATTGAAAAATACTAATGAAGAAATAACAAGACAAGAGATTATTCATATTCATCGTGAGAAATATAGAAAACTGAATGAAAATCCAAACATCAATACCATAGCAGACAGAGAATTACTTAGTAAAATTAATATGATTATTGATAATTATCATCAAAATAGTAAATTATCATCTGAACTATCAACTATATCAAAAAATAATAAAGAAAAACAAAATATAAAATCAAATACAAATCCAAATATAAATTCAAAGTCAAAGTCAACTAATCAACTTATCGCTGATAATATATATAATAAAATTACTAATAAATTAAAGAAATGGGCAATTGCATATTTAATAAAAATAATATAAGATAATCTATCTAATATAATTTAACCAAATGTATTTTCTTCAAAATATACTAAATATAAGAAACCATCTTTATCTTTGTATTTTCTATAAACAGAATTCATCAATTCTGATACATTCATAATATTATTTTGTTGTGTAAATAGAAATATAGATTTTTCTGGACCTAATTTAATCTTTTTTCTAATAACATGGATAAATTGTCCCAATGTTAAGTCTAATGGGATTAAGTATTTGTATTTGTCTAATTGTCCCAATTGTGATTTTGGGTCTTTAAATACAATTAATGGAATTCTATCTGGATATTTCGCCATAATTCTCTTTGATTCTGATAATCTTTTATCAAAATCTATTTTTTTAAAGTCATTTAATGATTTAATGTTATCTGTCATTTATTTATGTATACACTTATACCTATATTATATATGTAAATATAATTATTTATAGATTATACAAATAATTATATGATAAATTATTATTTAATAAATAATAAGAGAAAATATATAAAATAATACTTAAATAAAAAATGATTTATGTTACTATATATTTGATATCTAAATTATAATAAATCTGAAATTATCAATGTCAGAATTACCAATGTCAGAATTACCAATTTTATATAGAAAAACAGCAACCGGTTCTATTCAAGAATGGAAAATATGGGTTGATGAAAGAAAAGATGGTTCTGTATGGATTATGACAAGATATGGTAAAAAAGGGTCTCCTAAATTACGTACAATTGAGTCTCAAGTTAAAAGTGGTAAGCGTAAAAATACTATTGCTGAAACAACTCCATTACAACAAGCTCATTTAGAAGCAGAAAGTAAATGGAATGAAAAAAAGAATAAGCAAGGGTATACAGAAAGCACCAATTTTAATATAAAAAAGGTTGTTGTATTACCAATGCTTGCTTCTAAATTTGATCCATCAAAAGTTGTTAATAAATCAAAAAATAAACAAAAACACTCAAGAGGTATAAATATGACCTTACCAGCGTACGTACAACGTAAAATAGATGGTATTCGTGCTTTAACACATTTTGATTCAAAATCAAATCCAGTTGTATTATCTCGCAGAAATACACCATATCCACCAAAAATTATCCAACATATATTAAATGAATTAAAAAAGGTGAAAGTATCTATATCTAATCGTCCAAATCTCTATTTAGATGGTGAATTTTATACAGATAAATTGCCATTTGAAGAGTTAAACGGGCTTCTTCATTCTAAAAAGATTGAAAATGTTGATTTATCAAAGGTGAAATTGATTAAGTATTATATATTTGATTGTTTTGATTTAGATGATATGAAAATGCCATTTAGTAAAAGAACAAAATTGTTATCAAAGTTAATCACGCCAAAATATGAAACATTAGTTAATGTTGATACATATAAAGTTGATACTCTTAAACAAGTTGATGATTATATGACACAATTTTTATCTGATGGACATGAAGGATTGATGATTAGAAATGCTGATTCACCTTATGAATTAAAAAAACGAAGTAAACATCTCCAGAAATACAAGAAATTTATTGAGGAAGAGTTTGAAATCGTTGGATTTAAAGAAGGTAAAGGTGAGGATGTAGGAACTGTTATCTGGATTGTTAAAACAGATGATGGAAATGAATTCTCCGTGCGTCCAACGGGAACAAGAGAACATCGTCAACAACTTTTTGAATCTGGTGATGATTATATTGGTAAATTACTTACTGTTAAATTCTTTGAATATTCTAAAAAGAAAGTTCCAAGATTTCCAGTTGGTAAATCAATACGTCACGACATTAATTAAAAAAAATAAATATTAAAAAGCCATTAGTGGCTTTTTAATATTTATTTTTTTTAATTAATAATTAATATTTAATATTAAACAACTTATAATACTATATAACAATACATTAATAATACTATAAAACCAACAGTATAACTCAAAATGAGCGAAAATAAAGAACAAGAAGAATACCCATTGAATACATATTACACATTATGGTATCATGGAATAACTGAAAAAAAATGGGACAAAGATAGTTATATTAAAATAGGTATAATTCATTCACTAAAAGACTTTTGGATATATTATAATAGTATTAATACATTTCTAAAGGGTATTTTTTTCTTAATGAAGGAAGATATACTACCAATATGGGAAGTACCAGATAATATAAATGGTGGATATTGGTCATTTAGAGTAGAAAGAGATAAAGTTTATGATATTTGGACAAAATTATCTATACAATTAATTACAGAAAATATATGTAATTCAACATCATCTTCTAATTCAGAACAACAACTAGAACAACAAGAACAAATAAAGCAACAAGATGAAATTATTAAACATGATATAAATGGTATATCAATTAGTCCAAAAGCAGTTAATGCTGTTATTAAAATATGGAATAATGATTCATCATATTGTAAATTAGATGATATAAAATCTGTTACAAATATAGAATTAGAATCATCATATACATTTTATAGACCACATAAACAACATAAAGATATTATTAAATTAAATATATAAATTAAATATCACCAATAACAACCTCCTTCTACTTTTTTATTATTTTTTGTAACTTCATTACCAGATGGTCTAATGAATTTACAACCATTTTCTTTTTCAACATGAGGTATTAAATGGGGTTTATACCATCTTTTTCCACCAACTCCAAAATAAATTTGCAGATGACCACCAATATATATAGCAGATTTTTTTAATTTATTTTTTATAAAAAACGATAATGGTTCACCATATCCACCACAACTAAGTAAAGCAATATCAAAATCTATTTTTTTAATATCATCACACATCATATTAAATGTTGTTACCCATGAATTATGTAAATGATTACCAGCACTAGTTTGATAGCATTTATAAAATACAAATTCTTGTCCTTCTAGAAATATATCCTTATCTTTATACATTTTAAAATTATTATTGAGTTGTTCTTTCATTGATAATATAAAAGGATTAATAATTAATACTTTTTTCCCTAATAAATAATGTGTCCATGGTGTAATATTATTTACTTGAAATAATTTAAATGGTTCAGTTGCATGCCAATCAATAGATCTCAATTTAAATTTATTTATAAAAAAATTTTGCATACCAACATGTAATTTATCAAAACATATTAAAGCACTTGAATTATTATAACATTTTTTAGACATATTAATATATTTCATTATATGTTTATTATTTTTTACGTATATACCAGCATTATTATCTAATATATTTATTAAATGATTAGTAATTGGTTTATTTAGTATATTTTTTTGTATTATTATTGATTCAGTTCTAATTCTAGATAAGATAAATGGTTTATCCTTTTTTATTAAATTAATAATAAACTGATTTGATTTTTTTATAGAATTACTTTTCTTAATATCCATAATAATATAGTATTATTAATATTAACTATATAGTATTAAAATATATATATATAGTAATATATTAAACTAAATCAATTACTAATCATTTAATAAATATATTAGATAATAATG